AATATCCCTTGTACAACATATCATAAAATATGTACACCAGTTTTTTACGAATCATCACGAACCTCAGTCAGATATGGATATATCTTTTCTAAGTTTATGATAGTGTCGAGCAATTTTGGTTGTTCGAACTTATCATCCTCATAAAACGCTAATCGATGTTTGTGAAGAAGATCTCTCCACACAGCTTTTACGCTTGATTCAAATGATATGTTCATCTCAGTAAAGACCTAGTTTATTTTCTGCTATGATAAACGATTTCACAAAACCAGAACGTACGATGTCCTCGATATCGAACTCAATGGTTTCGAGCATGTCCATCGCTTCAAAGACTTTCATTATGTCACGAAGACCAGATGTTTCCTTAAATCGTTCTGATGTAAGATCATCTTGGCGTGTATCACCACAAAGAATCATACGTGAGTTATCACCTAAGCGGGTAATAACTGTGCGTAGTTCTTGATACGATTGGTTCTGACACTCATCGACTAAAACAATAGAGTCATCAATCGTTGTTCCACGAAGGAACGAAGTTGAATGGAACTCAATGATGCCTTTTTGTTTTAAAACGTCATACGCATCATCGCGATGATATAGTTCTGAGCAAATGTTTCTATACGGAGCTTCATACACTTCAAGTTTTTGCTTCTCAGTGCCTGGAAGAAATCCAATTTGCTTTGAAGGTTGTGCAGTTCGAATGATAACGAGCTTTCTTTTTCTTGATTTTGGATCTGAAATTTCTCTTAATGCAAGATATATTGAAATAAACGTCTTACCCGTGCCTGCACAGCCGTGAAGAAGTAGATTTTCGTCATTTCGATATGCATCGAATGTTCTATCTTGATTGGTAGTAATAGGATCTATGCGTTTAATTTCGAAGTTTAAATTTGATATGGTCGGAAACTTTGATACTTGATTGTGTTTTTCAAGGCCCTTTTCAGATAGTCTTTGTTGACGTCTAGTTAAGCGCTGAGTCTTTGCAACCATAATGGCTCCTGTTGTATTGAGTAGTTTCACAGGAACATGATATAGATTAATCAACAGATCATACTTGTCGTGCTTTCTGTCGTTTAATCGCTTCTCTTGTCTTTGATGCTTTTGAACCTTTATCGCCGTATTGGCTTGCGAGTGGAGATGTTGGATTCGCCGAAGCGATTCGAGACATCATATCCTTGAATCCGCTATCATTCTTATGCGTCATGCCAGATACACCTGAGATAACTGCTGGCGCATAAATGATTTGCTGAATATGTGAATTTTGTTTCAAGAAAGATTCCATCGATGAGATAGACATTAAGTCTTCCCAGATTTCATCAGTGTCTTTGTTATGAAAACTATATAAAGGCATATTAGTTATAGTACTCTTCTTCATCGATATCGATTAACGATCGTACATCATTTGAACGTAATGCATTACGGATTCGTTTATCTTTTCGATGCTGCATCAGTTTATCATGATAACCACTCTCATATCCATCAGGATCATCGTAGAAGTGGTTAAATTGTGTTCTTTTATTCGTCTTTTTAGCCATTAGTAGAGTCCGGGAAACGCCTTAAGAATGAGTTTTGAAGTGATTCCTGCATAAGGAAGTTCTTTGTTTTTCATACTCAAAAGAAGCTTTGCATCTTCTGGATGAATGTTTTCAAGCATAGAAATAAACAGTGTTTCTCGCTTAATTTGATTTAAGTTTGGGCTTCCACCTTCAATAAAGAGATAAAGCTTACGAATTTCAGCGTAGAATCGAGATTCCATTCCACGGTTTTCATTAATAGTGAATGGAGGATTGCCTTCTGGCAAAAGCCACTTAGCATTTGGAGCATATGTCAACTTGAGTACCTCAAGAATCTGAGGTACGCCATTTTGTCTTAGACAATTAATTTTTTCTTCTTCAGTCTGAAGCTTAGACGTAAAATCTAGAATCCATGATATTGATTTGCGTTCCATTCGTAGTCCTTCAGAATTGATTCAGATCGCTCATAAGATTCTTGAGTCGATGTTGGATAAAATAGTTAAAGAGATGTTCACGTGATTTATTTGCCTGAGCATGGTAAGATTCCATCACAGCTGTCTTAATGTTTTCAGGAATCTTTGACATGTCGATCATCATTTGATTACGATTATATCGACTTAGCATGGTGCTGTCACAAAATTTACTGGGATCCTGCTTAACCCATTCGTCAAGCATCTTCTGAGAAATTGGCTTTTGACGAATCTTCATCACAAAGGTATCATCAGCAGACAGGAAGTTAGGAATGCCATCGCTAACATCACCCTTCAAAATATGAGTCTTCAGGTAAAGTTCTGGATTGTTTTCATTAATCCACTTCTTTTGAACCGGATCATATTGATGAACGTTCATAAAGGACTGCAGTTGACGATAATCTTTATCACCACTGACGATAAGAATCTTTTCTGGTGTGTTTCCGAATTCAGTGCATAGCACACCAATTACATCGTCAGCTTCAGCTGTAGAAATCTGAATGACTCGATAAGGAAAGAAGTTCTTAATTTCTTCCCTGACATTGTTCAAAGCAGAAAAGATCGCATTCCAGTTTAAGGAAGAAGCTTCGCGATCACGCTTACGATTGGCCTTATAGTAGGGAAAGAACTGCTTACGCCAGTTATTCGTGTCATCACAGGCGATAATCATTTCACCGTATTCATCGCGAAACTTTACGTTGTAAGAGCGCAATGAATTAAGAACAAAGTGGCGGATAAGGTTTTCATCAACTTCTCCGCCAATTTTTGACATTGTCATCATGATGTTTGAAATCATGACCTGATTCAAGTCAACCACATACATAATATAATTTCCTATTCGGTTTCAATAGTTATAGTAGTTTCATCTTCGTCGTCATCTTCAAGCAAGCCATCAGCGATATCATCTACGACTGCATGGATTGGATGGTACATTCCAGCTGCCTTACACAACATTGCATTAAGAGATTCAACGAAAAACGTATTTGTTTTAATGCAACTTTCTTGAGAAACATCAAAACCTTCGTCGCAGGCTTTTTGAAAAATAAATGGCATCATCGTGGCCAGGAACATTTCAATGTGTTCCCGACGAGTATTTTCGACTGTTTCAATCACTTCCTCGATAGTTTGAGGAAGTGAGTTGCGCTTACCCTTAGGGAAGTGAATTACGTTATCCATGAGATACCTCGTCCATACCTCTATATTTATACTATACTGAAAATCATGTACACACTAAATTTTATAAGTGAACATTTCTTTTTCAGCCGGCGGTAAATCTCGTGGCAAACTAAGAAGACTCTTGATCAGCGCTTCCCACTGAGTCATCTTAGAGTCTATGTTGTAGAAGATATCGGCATACACCTTTTCCATCTGAAGAAACGATTGAGTCTTTTCAGTCCAGTAGTGTTCAATCGCAATATCAAGCATCGTAGCAAACTTACTGGCATGGACGCTAGGATCTTCTTCATATTGATACATCATCGTCAAGTTTGCTGCAGTTTCAAAAAGTGCACCAAGGTTTGAATGAACACACAAAATGCCGGCTGACATTGCTTCCATAAGCGACATGCAGGAAGTTTCCATCCAAATAGAAGGATATGCCATGATGTGTGTCTTCTGAAGATTTTCTCTTAGCTGATCATTAGGGATAGAACCATGATAGTTGATCTGAGAATGATTTTCACATTCTTCAAACAACTTCTTATAAGGTTCATCACGCTGCTGCCAACCATAAAGCGCAAAAGATGAATACACATCGAGAACAACGTTATCTCTACGATCAGCAATTGCTTTAAACGCTGGAACTAAAAGTTCAAGGCCGCGATGTGGTGTTGACCAATAGGCAATTCGAATGATACCGTCATTAGGCTTTGTGTGAACAGGAATTGGCTTAATTGCGTTATGCATAATAATACAATGTGTCCACGGAATCTCATAATAAGATATGTAGCCTTGCATCTGCCAGTTACTCACAAAGATAAGCTTATGGAACTTCTTCCATCCACCGTTTTTTAAGTGTTCTGA